AAATTCTTTTTATATTCTTTACCCAACGCACCAATTGTGCCTTGATTTGTACATTTATGCACTTCAATTGGGTTTATCATTTCTTCACCATTTAACATATCTTCTAAAACAAATCCGTGTTTAGTTATTGCTAAATCACTTATCTGAAATATCTCTGTGTTTAGTGTTGATGACTTTGCTTTTAGTATCTTCATCTTTTTTTAACATCTTTTGTAATTCAGCAGTTGAACCTACAAACAAAGCATTTTGAATTTTAGTGTCAGCAGTTTTAGGTAATTCTTTTAAATCTTTTAATTTTTTATTTAAATCTTGTAATTTATCAACAGTATCACCTACACTTTTTATTAACTGACCTGCTACTTCATATGCTCTTGGATGTTCTCCTTCTTTTGCAACAGATAATATACCTTCTATTGCTTCTTGACCTTTGTTTATTAAATCGTAATATGCTTCTCTACTATAATTATGGTCGTTATCTATATCATCTTTTTTCTTATCTTCTTTTCTAACGACAGCAGGTGGCTTAGATTCTGGTTTAGAATCTTCTGTTTCTACTCCTAGATATTTGTTTATTATATCATCTGTACTCATATTACTATTTATCGGTATGTGTATATCCAGGCATGCCTAAACCCATTCTATTATCAAATTTTACATTATCTTTTATATTTTTTTTCTGTTTATAATGTATGAAAACCTGAGAACACTCACCATCTTCCATCAACGGTTCTCTCCAATGTTCACATTCACATCCTAAATATATCATACAATCACCAGGTTCTAAAACTACTTTTTTACCTTCATCACCGCCAGGTATATATTTTTCATTTTTAAATTTTCCATTTTTAGAATTAGGGTCTATGTAAATCGGCCACTTAACTCCACCCAAATTTATTGTACCAGATATTTCACACTCACCTCTATCTTTGTGTCTTGTTAATTCTGACATTTGTTGATATATTCTGAAGTAAGTATACTCTGGTGATAATTCTAATCCTATTTTTTTCTCTATCTTAGGTTGTAAATCTAATAACATATTATCAAATAACATATCTCCATATTTACAAAAAGTATGCTCAGTTTGACCATCATTAAATTTACCATAATCTTCATTAAAAGGATTAATATAATTATAGTTTCTTAAAGTAGCATAAACATCTCTACACCTATAAGCATAATTATTATAAATTTTTACTAATTCTTTAGATAATAAATTTTTAATTATCACATATTTTTCATCAAATATATTCATTTCCACGGTTCTCCTAATGACCACATAACTAGTGAATATCTTATGCCGTCTGTTATAGTATTTATTTTATGCCAAAGATAACTTGGAAATATAACAATAGAGCCTTGTGTTCTAAATTTTTTAGGTACATCTATTATAGTATCTTCAGTTCTTGAATCAAGTCCTCTTAAATTAAAACTTAACCCACCACCCGTATAATCATTGGGGTCTGATAGTTGTATTATCATAGACAGTTTTCTCATTAACTTTTTATTTTGTCTATATTGACCTCTTTCTACATCAATATCTGTGGTATCTTGGTGCCAATTATAATGTCCATTGGGTTTATATTCTGTAAATTGTACAGGTTCTCTTTCAGATATATGAAAATGAAAACCTAAACTATTGCAATTGTCAGTAATAGGAGTTAAAAGATTATACATCCAAGGTTCGCAAATCCATGATGTTCTACTATTTCTTACATTTTTTGTATGCTGGTCTTTATCTTCATCATCAAAAATATAATCTGAACCGCCTGTAATGCCTTCTCCAAGCTCTAATGAATTTCCATATCGTATTATTTCATTACAAGTATGTTTGGGTATACCACCTTCTAATAAATAATACCAATTGTCTAATAACATAATAAAATCACCTGTTAATTATATAAAAGTATTTATAAAGTTTTTATATCTCAGCTGCTAGGGCTAATCTTGCACTTGCATTATTACTTCTTAATTTAAAAGTATTATTTGCTCTTACATTGTTCCCTGGTATACTGACATTATCACCATCAGTATAAAACATAGCACATTTATTTGTTTGATGAGCTACACCATCTATATTATCAAAAGTGTCGCCTGAACTATTATCTCCACCCTCAGCTCTCCAATATGAACCACCTGTTGTAACTTCAGCAGTAGGAGCTGCTCTCATAGTATTTTTAAAATGAGCAGGAACAAATAAATAATCTTCATCATGATAATGTCCGTTACCCATATATTGCTCATTACCATTTACAATAACTTGATAATATCTTTGACATTGTTTTAATTGAGTTGCTTGGTCGACAAACTGAAATTCTGGTTCTGAACCACTTACAAAAGTACCTAATTCTAATTGTACACCTGTTATATAAAATTCATTATCAGTACTAGAAAAAAACGAACTTAAACCTGGAAATCTATTAGCGTCTACTCTGTCTGCAAAAGCAGAATCATTTATTGTGCCACTTGTAAAGTTTGACCCAGCATGAAATTGAAACATTACAGCAAATCTACCAGCGTTATCATATGTAAAATCATCACTAGTAGAAGTATCAGCAGGAAAATTTAATACAAATTTTTGCCATGATGTAGTAATAGTAAATAATTTACTTACTATTCTATCATTTTCAGCGTCAAGTAATTCACAGGCATAAGTAGCTGCTGTACCTTTTGCCCAGAATATTACAGTAAATGTCGTACAGTCAGCAGTTCCTTTATTAAATAAAGCTAAATCTTGTCCTTCCATAGCTTGATACAGTTGTAAAAATTCAGTTGCACCAATAGAAGTATCTGCTGTTGTACAATCCCATTTCATAGAATGTTTAAATCCAGCACCTGTAGGAACATCTGTACTTTGAGATACTGTAAGTCTTCCAGCATTATCACCATTACCACCAACCACCCATCTATCAAAAACTGGAGTTGATATTACTGTGCCAAGACCTGTTGCACTGGTTCCTTTTTGTGCTATTCTCATGTCTCCATTCATAATTAATGGATACACATGATTTCTGTCTATCTTATTTGTTCTGGAAGCTATTCTAGCTACTTCTCTATTAATAGTCATTTTTAGTCAGCGTCTTCGGTTGTATTTCCGTCAATAGCATCCCATTCTTGCCACTCTTGATAATCTGTATTATCTGTAGCTATTGGAATTAAACTTACCTGTCTAGGTTCACTTTGAGCGTCATCCCATTTTTTAATACAAGTAACTGTTCCATCTAATGCTACTTTTTTATATTTTATTGCCATTTATTTTCTCCTATCATTATTTATAACTCGGCTGATACTAGTAATCTAGCATTAGCGCCAGTCCAAACATAACCTGTACTTCCTTGATATCCTATATCTCCTTGACCATTTGCACCTATTGCTATACCGTTTACATGTCCAGACTGTGTATAATTCATATTATCCCAAGGACCACGAGTTGCAGCTTCTGAATTATTTTTAAAACTATCTGTACCACCATTTTGAATTATTGTTGGAGTTGTTCTAAAAACTCCAAAATGATACATACCAAGATTAACATCACCAGAATTATAAGCGTTTACATAACCAAGAAGTTGGTCAGCTCCATCTACTTGCGATTGACAATATCTATCACATCTTACTTTATCATATGCAACATCATTAAATGAAAAATTTGGAATATTATCTGAAGTGTATTGTCCTATTTCTATTTGTAATCCTGTCATCTTAACATCATTATCAGTATTATCAAAAAAGTTATTAGGTGTATTACTTGTGTGCATATTAGCAGAAGTATTTGCTTCCCAATCTGTTGCAAGTGTGCCAGATGTAAAATCTGAACCTGCACTTATTGTTGTTCGCCATCTTAAACCTTCTCCAATATCACTATTAGGACTATTTCCTATATCAGGTGGAAAAGTTAATACATGTCTTGTCCATGATGTTGATGTTGTAAATTCTTTTCGTATATTTCTTGAATTATCACTATTAATAAATCCTGTTGTAAATTTAAATGCTTTATTTGTTTTCATATAAAATGAAACTGTAATATATTTAGCAGATGTATTGTTTGAAGTATCTGACCAATTTAATAAACTTGCAATATCAAATGCTTCTACTCTATAATCTATATTAAAAATACTACTATTTGTTGCTAAACTAGCTTCTGCTGTTGTACAGTCAAGATGTAAACATTTTGTAAAACCTGGCAAGTCTGTTATTGCTAAATTAGCTGCCGTATATCTGCCGGCACCTGCTGTTACTGTATGTCTTATTCTATCATGAATAATATAACCCTCATCACTATCACCTAAACCGGTAAGTGTATTATTAGTTTCATAAGAATTATTTCTTAAATCTCCATTAATAACGATAGGATTTGCATTAGGTCTATTTAGACCTTGGTTTACTAATGTTCCTACTACTCTTGATAAATTTCTAGCTGCTGTCATTTTTTATAACTCCGCTCTGAACCATGTATATGCAGCTGTATTATTAGTAGCTGCAACAGCTCCTACACCTTGTGTTATTCCACCAGGATAACTAACATACATTGCATATTTTTTTGTTGTACAATATGAATGAATTCCTGTCATTCCACTAAAATTACTACTACCATCCTCATCTCTAACTTGATAATAGTTTGAGGCATTATTTAAATCTAATGTTGGTACTGCTCTCATTTCAACAGGTGTATGCACAAAAACATCTAAAGTATTTCCTGAAGCTGCACTACCCTGCCCTAAAAGAGCATACTGTTGGTCGGCACCATCTGCAAAAGCAAAAAAGTATCTTTGACATCTCAGCAATTCATCAGAGTGAGACATATGCCTAAATGTTGGTAATGATGTAGAATCATATTCTCCAATCTCCATTTGTATACCTGTTAATAAAAAATTATTATCAGTACTATCTGCTAAGTTTACTTGTCCTACAGCTCGATTAGCTTCTACTTTACTTCCCCATGCAGTTTGTAATGTGCCACCACTCCAGTCGCTTCCACCACCCATCCACCAAAACATCTGCCAGCTTGAACCATTGTCATTACCCAATGCACCTGTTGTGTCAGCGTCAATAACAATTACTTTCTTTTCCCAAGTATTTGCTGATGAAATTGTATATGCTTTTGATATACTTCTAGTGTTATCATTATCTACTACATTAAAAATATGTGTTCCTGTTTTTCCAGACTTAACCCAAAATGCAACAGTAACTTTTTCAGCATCCGAAGTTCCTTTTTTTAAACATTGAAGTTGTTGTCCTTCAAAAAACTGAGCAACATACATTATGTCGCCTGCAGCTAATGAACCATCAGCTGTAGTACAATCTAACTTTATTGACTTTTTAAATCCTTGACCTGAAGGAACATCTGTGTCTTGTGAAATTGACCATGTTCCTATGTTAGACATTCCAATTTTATATCTATCCGGTCCCCACCATCCAGTGCCTGTTATACCAGTATAACTTCTTTGTTTTTGATGAACCATCATTGCACCATTCATAAATAACGGTACAGTTGTTTTAGATTCTACCGCCTGTGCTGTTGGTGCTAATACTAATAAGTCTGCTGTGTCTCTTGCTCTAGTCATGATATTATTTATTCATCTGTGTCTGTTTCTGGATTATATTTCTTAGAATCTTCAAAGAAATCTATGTTTGTTGTAAACCCAAAATCATCATCAGCGTCTGCACTTGTAGGATTAGGAGTTGTAGTAACTCTTTCTGTTCTTTCCTTATTTGTAGTGTCTGTATCATCATACAAATCAATCTTAACTTCTTTAATAGTTTTACTTGTATTATCAGGACCAAATAGATAAGTCTTAGCAGTAAAATTTAATGTATAGATAACTGCTCTTCTTGTTGTGTAACTACCATCATAAGTATCTGAATAGTTAATACTATTTAAAACAATAGGTACATCTCTTTTAATATTTAATTCTGGTACTGCATTTACTGTTACTGTATAGTCTGGTTGAAAGAATGGTATTATTTGTTCTACTATTTGAAGACCAGCTTCAGCACTTGCTGTAAATGAATATAAAGAAAAATTTAAATTATACGGAACAGGTGTATAATTAAAATTCATCACTTTACCATCTACTTCAGATTTAACAGTTTTATATTTTTGTACTCTTGTAAGTTTTCTTTCACCATCATATGATAGACCTGTTATCTCAAAAGATAACTTAGGCAAAGTAACTGCAAATTGTCTATCAGATAAATTGGGTTGTTGTTCTAGTCTTGTTAGAAACTTTTCTTTAGGTGCATATGCCAAAGGCACACGAATAGATTGTACTACATTACCATTTGAATCCCTTCTTTTGATTTGAATGTTATTAAAAATTTGACCAAACGCAATAGTCATTCTTCTCATTGTCTGATTGTAAAAATAATCTCCGAACATTAGAAGTCTACCTCACCAAATGGATTGCGTTCTGTAAAGTCTAGTATATCATC